TGCAGGAGATGTACTGCAGTTACCAAACTGAATTGTCAGAATGTTGTTGGTCAAACAATCTGTTTCAGCAATGAAAATACCAGCCGTTTGGTTAGCAATGTAACCGCCTGGTTGTATGTAATCAGTTGTTAACAGGCCTGGAACTGTGAAAGTCTGAACTGCAGTTGTGCTTGCAGCGACCTGCGCAGGCGTAATGGATGGCGCAATGTAGAAAGTGCTTAAAGCATTTCCACGGGCAATTGTGGTAGATGGCATGTTTTTTCCTTTGGAAATAGGTTAATTGTACTTTAAAAAGAGAAAAAGTCACCCCTTTTGAGGGTGACCCTTCTCAATTTCAGCTTGGATTAGCTGAAGTCGTAGCCATAAACATAAACGTCACCTGTTCCAGTTGCGCCAGATGCAGCAGTTACATCAACGTACAAAGTTTGACCTTGTAGAGCTGGTGTATTAGCTGATGCTGTTGACAATGAAACGCCAAGTGGTGCTGTAGCCAATGCTGCGATCTGAGTCGTTGTCAGCGCTGGGAACAAACCTGTTGGTGAACCTACGTTTGTAGTTGTGATGCTCATAGCTGTGGTAGTTGTCAACGCAACTGCAGAACCTGCATTGTTGACGTTGGTAACTAACATAGTCTGTGGCAAGTACGTTGTAGAGTTATTTACTGGTACTGGTGTAAAGGCAACGGCATTTAAGTTAACACCTTTTGCAACGCCCAACAAACGCAGAGTCTGGTTTGTTGTGACATTACTTGGGTGTGCCGATACTGTGGTTGCTGGTCCTGGATTACTCATTTTATGTTTTCCTTTAAATAAGTTAATTAGGCTGCAATACGGCAGGCAAGTTCAGGGTACAAAGGTGCCCATCCGTACAACACGTCTAAACGGGTAGGAATACTATCATTGTTAATTGTGTACTGCCTCACAACCCTCATGGAAAGTCCAATCTCTTTGTCTGATGCACGACCAGCAAAGTGCACGCCTTCTGGCAACTCAAGGTCAGCCACCGCCAATGTAAATGCGTTTCTGTGGAAAAGCACGTTCTGTGGAGACAATGTACCTGTGTTGTTGAAAGGAGTTACAACTGCGGTTGTGGATGTAGAACCAATCACGATTGTGTTTTGGAACTGACCACCGATGATGATTGCAGGTGAAACTTGAATGTTTGTTGCGCCAGTTCCTACAGTTGTAGTAGCCTGAACAACAAAATTACGCAGTTTGCCTGAACCATAAGCCTGGCGGTTTTGTGGGTTGGTTGCATATAAACCAGCAATCTGGATCACGTCACCAGCATTCAATGTGCTTGAAGATGATGCTTTGATCTGAATTGTGGAATACTGTGACCAGCCACTTGTCAAATAACCAACTTGTGCAGTTGTGTCAGCAGACAATGTGTTACCAGAGTAAGAACCAAAAGTCTGTGAAACCACGTTTTGATCTAATTTCCAGTTTGTACCAGCTGAATCACGGCCCATCAAACCCTTGCGATACTGTTCAGCAATGGCTTCTTGGGGCATAAACAAACCTTTTAAGCTGTCAACAATTGTTGCAGATGTAAAGGGTTCTACGATACAAGCACGACGTCCGTCTCTAGGTGCGCCTTCAGCATCAAGATAAGCACCAGCTGTTAAGTAGGTGATCAATCCTGTTGGAGGAGTACCAGCAACACCAACGATGTTTGCAGTTTGAAGTGCAGCCATTGTTAGTCCGTCACGGTCAATCTTGTTTGCAATTGCAGCACATTCTGTTACTTCAGGTTTCCCTTACTGACCATTTCTGGCGGGGTTGATTCTTCGATCTACCCTCTCCGACTTTGTTTAGGTTATATCGGAGTTCAGACTATCGCATACTCTTTCGAGTCCATCCCACTTAGTCGTTCAGGCTGCACAGATTTCTCTTGCTTGCCCCTTGTTAGCCTCCTCAGGCCGTCCAAGTCAATCAGGGACAGTTTTCCTAATTCTTAATGAACTAGGCCGCTACTGTTAACGGCAGGCTTCAATACACGGTCAGAGAACATGTCTAAAGACAATGCCAAATCTTGTGTGGTGAACTGTGTATCAACGTGGAACTGAGTTGACAATGTAACGGGAACTGATGTCTCGTTAAAGTCTTCTACGTTAAGTGCGGGACCAGTTGTTCCTACAAAACGACCAGGTCTACGTACGTTAACTGTGTTACCAATTTTGCCGCCTACAACAGCGAATTGGTCATCATAGTTGCGATCAACTTCACTTGTGAAAGTGAGTTCGTTTTCCAAAACCATTAACGCTTCGTTAGTGATCTTGGATATCGTTAGCAGATTATTTGCCATTTTTCGATTTCCTTTAAATTAAAAATTGTTTACCTAATCTTTCCAGCCTTACGCAGCTCTTTCCATTGATGTATTGAACCTGTGAACTCGCCTTCTGCGGTCATAGGTACATCTACGTTAGATCCGCCTCTGATTGGATTGATAGGCGCTGGTGCGTTACTCTTTCTTACAGCAGGCTTAGGCGCTTCTGCGGTCTTTTCAAACCTAGCCTCTAATCTTCCAATCTCTCTTAAAGCACTCGACAAAGGTAAACCGCTGATCTTAGTTGCTATCTCGGGATTCTCTGCCAGATGGTAAAGAATCTTGGGTCCGACATCGCTATCTAAAATAGCATCCCTGACTTGATCTGATACAACCACATCGCTTGATGCAACCATATCCTCATAATCAGGTAGTTCGCTTTTCGCTGCTTCTAACTTTGTCTGCCAAGAGGTCATAACTTTCTGGCGTTCTTCGTTAGCTTTGCGATCAGCTTCCTGTTTGTCTCTGTTTGCAAGTGCTTTAGCAGTCGAGAACTCTGCCAATGCTTTTGCATATTCAAACGCATCGGTAAAATCACTCGGCTGTGGCTCTCTATTAGGCTCCTCTACCTTTGCAGGCTTAGAACCCCTTTCAAGCGCCTCTAAACGTGCCTCTAAATCACTAGCCCTTAAGCGCTCACGTTCAGCTTCCTGACGTGCCATCTCTCGTTGCTTCGTTAATTCAGAAAAACGCTTTTCAAGTTTCGGATTCGGCTTCTTTTCGCCTTCCTCTACTGGTTTGGGTTCGTCTGCAACTGGTTCACTCTGCGGTATATCTTCGACTACTGGCTCGGTTTCGACCGCCTCAGTAGGAGCTTCCGTAGCTAAACCAAGTTTATTAGCATAAAACTCGCCCGAATTTTCGCTCGTCAATACAGACGATGCTTCTCTTTCACTAGACATAGGTTTCACCTAAGAATTTGCCCTGTGTACCTCACAGGTAAGGTTTAGTCAATATAACTGAAAGTAATTATACTGTCAATTATTGTTGATTATTTGGCATGATAGATTGATCTGCTGCTTGCATGGCTGCATATTGCTCACGGTTGCGCATCTGAATTTCACGTTCTAATCGTGCCGTGTCCATGTTGTGCAATAGTAAGTCTGCAATAGCTTCGATCTCTACCCTATTCTGGCTTGTAATGGCTCTGGTGTTGGCATCATGCACCCTAGCTTGCAATATAGACTCTGTATTGTGCGCTTTGCTTGTCTGGCGCATCAATTCACGTTGTGTCTCAGCCTGTTGCTTCACGCCTTCAATGTCTGCACGCTGCTTCATAGCCAACTGCATTGCCTGCATCTGCTGGGTAAGCTGTTGCACTTGGCCTTGCGCTGCCTTAATTGCAATCTGCGCTTGCGGAGGTATGTCTGAATGCTCGTCAATCTGCGCCATTGGATTCATAGCAGCCAAACGGTCTGCAATGGTGTCTGCGCCAGGGAAGTCCATGTTGCGGAATACCAGATCTGCTGCAGCGTTAAACAATTGCTCGTTGCCCTGTAACAATGGCATCATGGCTTCGACCGCTTCTTGGCGTTTAGAGTTGTAGCCTGGTCCAGTTTCCATCACCACGTCGTACTGGCCAACAGTCACGTCATTTTTAACTTTACCAATTGCGGTGCGCTCATTAATTGATATTAGATCGGGCTTTCCGTCATCTCCAATGATACGCATGATGCGCTCAGTATCATAAATCTTAGGAATTAGGTCTAATATTACTTTGCCTGTGTACGCAATTGACTTGGTTAAATTGTCGTACAGGTCAAAATTGGTTAGATCGACCTGCATTTGCTGACCGTTCAGCGCTTTACCAGACATGTTGCCTGGCAGTTGTTGACTAGGATCATATATCCCAATGATCGTAGCCATGTCTGAATTAATTTCCTGAGCTGCAGCCATCACACCAGCTGGAGGCGGTTCAGGTTGCAATCTTTGTGGCGGGGGCGCTGGGTTGCCATCAATGTCAGTCTGTTTATAGCGCAAAGTAGCCATAGATTTGATGTTTGCTGCAGCCCAGTCTAACTCGTGCCCTTCGTCCTGGCCTTCAGCCATGATCCACTTGGCCTTTGGCGCAAGCGCTACAGACTCGGTAAGTGACGTGACCCAAAAGTTATACATGCGCTGGGCATCTTTAGCGTGGCGGACCATACCAAATTTTTTGCGTTTGTCACCAATTACAACGTGACGACCATAAACTGGAATGATTGGTATGTAATAACCAGGCCAATCACGCTCCTCAAGCACCTCTATTGCTGTTAATTTCTTCCATTTAATCGTCTTTTTAACGGATTTACGCTCGTTGACGACAAATAGACCCGCCATCTCCATGCGCTCAAAGAAGTCCTTACCTTCGGCAAACCGTGTAGAACCATCGGAGAGCTGATATAGCGTTGCGGGTTCTCTTACTGTGTACCAATACTCGGCTACTCTTATGTCTTCTCTTGTAATCCATTCGCTTTGCGTGTCTCCTGTGCCTCTTGGCGTGAACGAAGTTTCATCCGCATCGGGATATAACTCCTTAAATATCTTCTTGGGCATCATCGTTGTAATCAAACAACGTTCCTGATCCGACCCATCTACTGCGATGGAATTTGGATCCATGTAAACAGTAAAAGGATTGTCAATGGGATCAATAAAAATCTCTTGGTCGAAAGAATCTTCTCTTATATATCTGTGATCGACTCGCAAATATCCCCAACCCATGCGTACAGCGTAGTTATAAGCGTTATCGTAAGCATTGTCAGCATTGGAATTGACCTCGATGTGCCTGATTAAACCTTGAATAACCTCTGCTTCGGCAGCATCTTCAGATGTATTGGTCGCATGAACTTTAATTCTAGGGCGTTGCTGACGTTGTTGGTTAGTAACTTGACGGCAATACCCATCCAGCTTATTAATTGTCAGAACTGGACGGGATTCTAGGTTACGGGA